ATGCCAGACCATACAAACTTTGTGACCCCTCACCCTCAGTGCTTCAGTGGGCTTGACCATCTCAAGACAGATGAACACTGGCCTATAAAAGCATATCGTGCATTTTACAGGGTTGACAAGATTAAGTTTGCCAGCTATAACAATGGACGTAGTATGCCACAATGGATGAAAGGAGAAGTAGAATGAATATAACAAATGAACAAAGAATAAGATTATTAAAGTCCCATAACGACTTACGCAGTATGCTTATGACAATACATGATTGTCAGGATATATGGTTGTCTGATGTAGGTAAGCTAGAACAACTAGAGTGTCTGTTGCATAGTGTGTTTAAGTTTGTTCCTCGTGAAGATGACGAGGGTAAAAGACAGCCATATTGTGATTGGGTTCTTGAAGAACTAGATGAGGATGAAGATTAATGGAAGCACTTATACTAATAGAGTTAGTTATATTAATGATAGTAATATCATGGACTTAGCAGATTATATATACATATACTTGACAGTGTGTTTCGTATTTGCTATATATGATAACATCAGTTAACGGCAACGAAAGGAGATTTACCATGCCATTAGATTATGTTTCAAACCTTATTGACCAAGTGCCAGAGAACTTAGAGTTCGATGTACACTTTGAACCAACCAAGGTACGCGATAAGAAGTACGTCATCAACGGTGACACTGGCGAGTACATTGGTGTAGTGGGTGACACATTCAACTGTGCATCACACAAAGATTTCTTTCATGGTGTACAAGATACTATGACTGAGACACTATCAAGTGATGAACTGAGTGACGCAAGGGTATCATGGAAACGTGCAAGGCAGGATGCGTGGGCATTGATGGACATTCAATTACCTAACACCGTAGCCAAGATTGCGACAGACAGACATGAGACTACAGTATCTCAGCGAATCATTGCACTACATGGTATTGATGGTAGCTGCTCTAATCAAGTGTTCTTTGGTGCTATTGATTTCTTCTGTACCAACGGCATGATAAGAGGTGAGCATGACAAGGTACGCAGAAAGAACACGTCTAACTTTACTATGGACAGGTTCATTAGTGACCTACGTAACTCACGTCAGGATTTCTACAAGCAGACTGAACAGCTACAACGATGGGCAGAGACAAGCCTGATGACGGTAGATGTCCGGGCCTTCTTGGAAAAACTAATGAAGTCTGACCGTGCCGCAGATAAAATGTTTATCTTGTACAACCAAGAGGTTGGTATACGTGGGCGTAACAAGTTCGCTCTGTACTCAGCCTTTACAAACTATGCTACCTATGCAGATGAACGTAACGGTTTCTCAATGCGTAATACAGGCAATGACACAGAGGCAGTCACCATGTTCAACAGAGAAAATAAAGTTGCACAATGGGTTGACAGTTCACTGTTTCAAAATCTGGTGGCAGCATAATGAAACTTCAAAAGCTAGTACATGATTATACTTCTTCGTTTGATTTCAAACAGTTACGAGATGAAACTAAATCACAGTATAAGTATTTTCTAAACGTGCTACTCACAACTGAGGTGGAGGGTAACCCCCTCTGCCACTTTGAGTGTGACAAAATTACAACACGTATGGCAAAAACTGCATACAATGAGTGGTGTGAGCGTGGCATACATCTTGCCAATCATACCATCTCTGTGACACGCATCGTCTTTAACCACGGTGTGCGTGAAGAACTGTGTCTGACTAATCCTTTCGCTATCGTGCGTAAGAGAGCGGCTGATAAGCGTAAGGTTGTTTGGGGTAGGGAAGATGTACAGAAGTTCTTAGACGTAGCCTACAGCGATTTTAGGTGGCGTAACGTAGGATTGATTGCACAGATGGCATACGAATGGTGTCAGCGTTTGGGTGATATGCGTTTGCTTACATGGGATAGGGTCAATCTGGTTGACCAGACTGTACATATTGAGCAGTCAAAGCGTAGAGCAGAGGTGTTCCTGCCTATATCGGATGAGTTGCACCAGATGTTAGTACAACAGAACGAAGACTTTGGCTTTCAAGAATATGTAGCACCAAGACCAAAGCCGATACGAGGTGTGTATACACCCTATTCGTTGTACAAACTACCTCTATACGCACGTGAGATTATGGATGAGGCTGGGTTACCAAAGGAACTACGACTATCAGACCTACGTAGAACAGGAACAACTGAGATGGTAGATGCGGGTGTCGGTATCGGACAAATTATGTCGGTAACAGGACATGCTAATGCACAATCTGTCACACCTTATCTAAAAAATACACTGACCAGTGCTGATTATGCATTGACACAGCGTAAAAAGCATGGTATAAGTACACCAAGTGCCGCAAAGGAAAGTGATTAATACATGAATAATATATATAACACTATAAGTGATATAGATATACCTAATGGACACACAAAGAGAATGAATTGTCCTAACTGTAATGGGTATAAAACATTTACAGTGACCAATAACATGGGTTCACTTGTATGGAATTGTTACAAAGCATCTTGTGGTGTTAAGGGTGGTACACGTGTACAGTTGACAACAGATGATATACGTGCCAGTATGAATGACGTTGAAAGATTTGTGGATGATAAGTTTGAGATGCCCCCATATGTAGTACACAATCACAGTAGCTATGCGATAGACAAGTTCTGTGCTACATGGGGTTTAGAGTTTGATACACATGGACTTATGTATGATGTAAAAGAAGACCGTGTTGTATTCCCTGTCCTGCATGACGGTTTGGTTGTTGACGCAGCAGGACGAGCCATACAGAAAAGACTTCCCAAGTGGAAGCGGTATGGTAAAAGCAGCTTGCCTTATTCCTTTGGTTGTGGTAAGGTGGCTGTAGTTGTTGAGGACTGTGTGAGTGCCGCAGTTGTAGGAGATGATGTTTTTGTGGGTGTAGCTGTGTTAGGAACATCATTATCTGAAGGACACAAGAGGTATCTTGCACAGTTCTCGACTGCTATTATTGCACTAGACCCTGATGCTTTACCAAAGACATTAGCGTTTGCAAAAGAATTGAGAGGTCACGTATCTAACGTCAGAGTGTTGCGCTTGACAGATGACCTGAAGTATCGTAACAAAGTAGACATGGACAAGTTAATTGAGATAGGAGATGAACTAAATGGAATTATCACTGGTTAGAAGTTTGATGGATAAAGGGTTCTACGATGACCATCGTGGCGCACGTTGTCCAGACAGACTGTTCAGTAAGGATGTACGCAGGATAAAGCAGACAGTTGATACTGCCATGCAGCGTTATGAGCGTACCGTAACACCTGATGAGGTTGAGGCATTGTTCATGTCAAACAACCCAACTCTTACTACCGCACAGAAGCAAGCATACTCTGCTCTGTTTCATAACATCAAGAAAGAAACACCTCTTGGTGGTGACATTGCTGGTGAGGTATTGTCTAAGTTGTTTCAGCAAGTGGTTGGAGAAGACATTGCTAATCTTGGATTTGATTATGTCAACGGTGATAAGGCTACACTTGAGCCGCTACGTAATCTGCTTGAACAGTACGGTGATGACTTCACACCTGACCTAAAGGTTGAGTGGGATGACATTGACATGGACACTCTGATGTCCAAGGCTGACCTTGAGGCACGGTGGACATTCAACATTCCAAGCCTGACACGTAAGGTGGAAGGGGTAAACGCTGGTCACTTGATTGAGATTGGTGCTAGACCAAACACTGGCAAGACATCGTTTCATGCCAGCTTGATTGCCAGCCCATCTGGGTTTGCACATCAGGGTGCTAACTGCATTGTGTTGTGTAACGAAGAAGGTTATCACCGTGTGGGTGCAAGATATCTGACTGCCGCTACAGGCATGACGATGCAAGAGATAAAGAAGAACCCTAGTAAGGCACGTGATTTGTATCAGCCTGTAAAGGAACGCATCAAGATTAAGGATGCTACTGGTCGTGACATGGCATGGGTAGAGTCTATCTGCAAGACATACAAGCCAGACATTGTACTGCTTGATATGGGTGACAAGTTTGCCAAGGGTGGATATGCAAGACAAGATGAGGCATTGAAAGCTAATGCTGTTCATGCCCGTCAGATTGCAAAGGAACACGAGTGTGCTATGTTTTACATGTCTCAGCTATCAGCAGAGGCAGAGGGTAAGGTACTACTCAATCAGTCAATGATGGAAGGTTCACGCACAGGCAAGGCAGCAGAGGCTGACCTTATGGTACTGATTGCTAAGAACCCTGTTGTTGATGGGCAAGATGAAGAGGACACACAACGCCATCTCAACGTAGTAAAAAATAAGTTGTCAGGCTGGCATGGTGTGGTACATTGTGAACTGGATTATAAAACAGCGAGGTATGAAGCATAATGAAATTAACATTGGACGTAGAAAACGTGGGGCAGAACAGAGATGGTAAGAAACATCTTGACCCATTTGAACCAGACAATTCTCTGACTATGGTTGGCATGCTTTCTGATGCAGGTGAGGAGAAGATAGTTACCTTTGACCATCAGGACGTTGAGCCTACACCCAATGGTCATGCCATTGTTCAAGAATGGTTAGACAGAGCGACTGTATTAATAATGCACAACGCAGCGCACGATTTACTGTGGCTGTGGGAGTCAGGCTTTAAGTATGATGGCCCTGTGTTCGATACAATGCTGGCTGAGTATGTATTACAGCGTGGTCAGAAGAAACCTCTATCTCTTGAGGCTTGTGCAGAACGATATGAGTTAGACACACAGAAGCAAGACAGTCTGAAGGAACACTTGAATAGAGGTGGCACTACCTACAATATGCATTATGATACTCTAGCAGAATACTTGTCTGCTGACATACATGCTACACAGGAATTATCCAATAGATTAATGTGGAGACTAAACACTGATGACAGTAGACTGTATGATACAGTTACCCTGACCAATCAGGTTTGCGTATCATTAGCACGTATCTATCAGACAGGATTTACTGTTGACAAGGATGCACTGGATAGTGTAAAACAAGAGTATGAAGAAGAACGAGAACAGTTAGTAAAGGATTTGCAAAAGCATGTTCGTAATCTGATGGGTGATACACCTATCAATCTGAATAGTCCAGAGCAGTTGTCATGGGTTATCTATTCACGTAAGGTCAAAGATAAAACGTATTGGGCTAATACGATTGACCCTTACATGGATGACACAGACTTCCGCAATCTCCTGTCCAGTGGCACAGAGCGTCTGTATAAAACCAAAGCGGTTCAATGTACAGATTGCTCTGGGTCGGGATACATAACTAAGACAAAGAAGGATGGTACACCATATGCAAGACCTAATCGTTGCCCTACTTGTGATACTGCAGGGTTTCTGTTCAATCCCACAAGCGAGATTGCTGGCCTCAAGTTCAAGCCGCCATCATCTAAGTGGGCTAGTGCAAATGGTTTCAGCACAAGTAAGCAGAACCTTGAGACACTTGGTAACATAGCCAAGGCAAAGGGCATGACAGATGCAGCAGAGTTTCTGTCTAAGGTCAGGCGTTTGAGTGCTGTTGATACGTACCTATCCTCATTCGTTGAGGGTATACGTACTCACACTAAGAGTGACGGTAAGTTGCATGTTCGTTTATTGCAGCACCGCACACAAACTGGTCGGCTCTCAGGGGCTGACCCCAACATGCAGAACATGCCACGTGGTGGTACGTTTCCTGTAAAGAAGGTATTTATTTCACGTTGGAAGGGTGGCAAGATACTTGAAGCTGACTTTGCACAGCTAGAGTTTCGCGCAGCCGCTTTCCTATCACAAGATGGAGTTGCAATTGAAGAAGTTTCTACTGGGTTTGATGTACACTCATACACCGCTAAAGTTATTAGTGAAGCTGGTCAGCCTACGAATAGGCAGGATGCAAAAGCACACACCTTTGCGCCCCTTTACGGGGCAACAGGGTACGGACGCACACCTGCCGAAGCAAAATACTACACACACTTCACAGACAAGTACAAAGGCATCGGGGTTTGGCATACCAGATTGGCTAAAGAAGCTTTAAACACTGGTGTTATACGCACACCGTCAGGCAGAGAGTTTTCTTTTCCTGATGTAGTACGTAAGTCAAGCGGCAGAGTATCACACTTTACGCAGATAAAGAACTACCCGGTCCAGTCCTTTGCTACTGCGGATATTGTGCCTATTGCATTGATGCATATTGAAGGGTTGCTTTACAATATGAAATCATGTATAGTCAATACAGTACATGATAGTATTGTTATTGATGTACATCCTGACGAAGAGACAGCAGTAATTGAGGCAATCAATAATACAAACAAGGAGTTACCTAATTTGATTGCATTAAGATGGGGAGTTGAATTTAATGTACCCCTGCTTTTAGAGTCAAAGATTGGACCGAATTGGCTTGACACGAAGGACGTAAGCTGATATAACTATCGAACTTTCAACTATGATAAGGAGTAAAACATATGACACAACTCACAACAATTGATACTAACAACTACGCAGCTATGGCTAAAGCTATGGGTATGGCATCAGAAGCTAGTAACTCAAAGCAGAAGTCAAGCAGCTTGGCTCGTTTACGTATCAACCATAGCCCTGTCATGGGGCAGACAGAAGTAAAAGGTAAGATGGTCAACATGGAAGTTGTCTCTGGCGGTACATACAAGCTAGAGATTCCAGATGGCGAGACTTACTACGCTTCAGCAATTAAGGTACGCCCTTTCATGCAGCGTTTCATGTACAAGCGTTTTGTACGTGGCATGGGAGATGCACCTAACCGCTACATAAAGACACTGATGAATGATGACTTGAACATTGACCTCAAGGATAATAATGGTGGCTTTAACTGCGGCAAACCTGCTGGTTACATTAAGGACTTCAAGGCTCTGCCTGAGAAGATGCAAGAATTAATCAAGCAGATTAAACGTGTTCGTGTTGTACTTGGTACAGTAGAATTGACAGAAGCTATCACTGCTAACGGTGATGCTGCTGACCTTGGTGCTGTTCCTTTTATATGGGAGATTGACAATCGAGATGCTTTCAAGATTGTCGGTGAGAGTTTTACCTCACTTGCAAAAATGCAGCGTCTTCCTGTACAGCACATCATTACGGCTAACACTCAGGAAAGAAAGTTACCTAACGGTAATGCCTTTTACCTTCCAGTAGTGTCGCTAGATGTCTCAAAGACAATCGAACTGACTGACGATGACCAAGCAATGTTTGCTGACTTCATGTCGTGGGTAGATAACTACAATTCGTACATCGCAAACACATGGGCAGAAAAAGCTAACTCTGACATGGATGACGATGACGTGGATGTTGTAGACAGTCTCGTTGATATTGAGATTGAGGAAGACGAGGTAGCGTAATGAACCATCCTGCTGAACTTGCATTGCATCAGTACATGGAAGATGCCGTATCGGGCAAAACACAAATATCCGATACCACCATTGACCAAGTAGCAAGCGACATTAAAGATGCACTCAAGAGGCAGTTTGGTGGTAGCAAACGGGGTGACTTCAGACTACGTATGTCTAACGTGGGTCGCCCCGCTTGCCAACTTTGGTACGAGAAGAACAAGCCGGATGTTGCACTACCAAAGCCTACAACATTTGTAATGAACATGATGCTTGGAGACATCGTTGAAGCTGTCTTCAAAGGACTATTAACAGAAGCGGGAGTGACATATGAAGATAATGAAAAGGTTACTCTGGACTTGCCTAACGCTAACATTTCTGGGACATATGATATTGTCATTCGGGATGCAGTTGATGATATTAAATCAGCTTCCGACTGGTCATACAGAAACAAGTTTGAATCCTACAATACTCTGGCAAGTGGCGATGCCTTTGGATATGTTGCACAACTAGCAGGGTATGCAAAAGCATCAGGCAAAAAAGCTGGTGGTTGGTGGGTAGTAAACAAAGCTAATGGTCAGTTCAAGTATGTACCTGCTAGTGGTCTTGATGTCGATGCTGAGATAGCAAAGATACAAACCACAGTAGATGATGTAAACAACAATAAGTTTGAGCGTTGTTTTGAACCAGAGGCTGAGACCTTTAGAGGAAAGGAAACAGGAAACAAAGTTCTGAGTAAGTCATGTTCTTTCTGTTCATACAGAAACGACTGCTGGCCTAACCTTACACGGCTACCTGCCGTTAAGTCACAGGCTAAAGAACCTAAGATGGTTGACTACGTAGAACTAGCAGAGGAATACGATGCCGCCTAATTTCAAACAGTTTAGAGCAGCACGTAAGTATGGGTACAGGTCAGGCTTAGAGGTCAAGCTATCTGATTATCTGAAGGAACTAAAGGTTGACTTTGGTTACGAATGTATTAAGATAGAATGGGAAGACTTAGCCTACCGTACCTATACTCCTGACTTTGTTTTGCCTAATGGTATTATAATAGAAACAAAAGGAATGTTTACAGCAGCAGATAGACGCAAGCATTTAGCTATAAAAAAACAGCATCCTAAGTTGGATATACGTTTTGTGTTTGAGAACAGCAGACGTAAGCTACGCAAAGGTGCAAAGTCTACCTACGGAGAATGGTGCGATAAGTATGGATTTATGTGCTATAATAGAATCGTTCCAGAAGAATGGTTAAAAGAGAAGGGAAGTAACAAACACCCAGAGTTTATCAAGTTCTCTGGTACAAAAGTAAAAAGGAGAAAATGATGAGCAAGGCAGAGTATGACAGAGTAGAACCAGAGGATTTCATTGTACGTGTTAGACCAACGCAAGATAGTGAGGGTGCATGGAACGGTGAGATTGACGTTGCTATTATAACACAACCAGAAAACCCTCTGGGTGATGAAGACTATTTTCAAGTGATGCATTTTTGTAAGATGCTAGCATCAACAATTCCTGTGATGGAATTGAATGAAGACTTTAGAGATTTAGTACACGATTATGTGATGGAAACAGTTGACAAGCACTATGAAGTTGAGTTAGAAGATAAGCCAAAGGTCGTTGAAACAGATGGCAATGTGGTTAAGATTGATTTTTCCAGCAAGACAGAAGGGAGTGCATGATGACAAGCTATATGAACATAATGAAAGACTTAGATAAAACGTCCGAAAGAATTGAGAATAAACTTGACATGGTGAATAAGCCACCTCACTATAATGCTACAGAGATTGAATGCATTGAGGCTATAGCAGCAGCTACAGGTGATGGCTTTGAGTATTACCTGCAAGGGAATATCATAAAGTACCTATGGCGTTACCGTTACAAGAATGGTACAGAAGATTTGAATAAAGCTAAGTGGTATCTAAATAAATTGATAACAGAAGTAGAGGGCTGCTACGATGATAAGAGTTAAGATGTTTCTCACATTAGATGTAGACCCAGAAGAATACCCAGTTCCTGCAGATGAGAATGTATCAGAAGAACTGGAAGAAAGCCTTCAAGAATACTTATATGATATAGAAGGCGTTAACATACGTAACATTAGAACAATACAGGAGTGACCCCATGATAAGTAATCATTTACCTACAGACTATCAAAACTTTATAGCACTATCACGCTATGCAAGGTGGAAAGAAGATGAGCAGAGAAGAGAGACATGGAGCGAAACAGTCTCACGATACTTTGATTATCTAACTAAACACCTAAAAGAAAAACATAAGTATAATCTTGCTGATGAGTTACGTGCAGAACTAGAGACAGCCGTACTTGACCAGCATATTATGCCAAGCATGAGAGCCTTAATGACATCTGGTCCTGCACTGGACCGTTGCCATGTAGGTGGATACAACTGCTCATACGTACCTGTGGATAGCCCACGTGCATTTGATGAGACTATGTATATTCTTATGTGTGGTACAGGTGTAGGCTTCTCAGTAGAACGTCATCACATTGAGAAGCTACCAATCGTCAACGAAGATATGCATCAAACTGATACAATCATTAAGGTTGGCGATTCACGTCCGGGCTGGGCTAAATCACTGCGTGAACTTATCTCTTTACTGTACGCAGGGCAGATACCACAGTGGGATGTGTCAGAGGTTCGTCCTGCTGGCGCACGTCTCAAAACTTTTGGTGGTCGTGCCAGTGGCCCAGCCCCGTTGGAAGAACTATTTGAGTTTATCATTGATAAGTTCAAGGGTGCAAAAGGTCGTAGGCTCTACCCCATTGAGTGCCACGATATCATGTGTAAGATTGGTGAGGTTGTAGTTGTCGGAGGGGTCAGACGAAGCGCACTCATTAGCCTATCAAACCTGAATGATGACCAGATGAGTCATGCTAAAGCAGGTATGTGGTGGGAAAACGAAGGACAACGTGCGCTTGCAAACAACAGCGTTGCCTACAAAGAGAAGCCGCAGATGGGTACATTCATGCGTGAATGGCTTTCACTGTACGAGAGTAAGTCAGGTGAGCGTGGTATCTTCAACCGTCAGTCTGCACAGAAGCAAGCAGCCAAGAACGGACGCAGAGATGCGGAACAAGATTTCGGATGTAACCCTTGTAGTGAAATTATATTACGTCCATATCAGTTCTGTAACTTGTCTGAGGTAGTTGTTCGTGAAACAGACACGCAGCAATCTCTGACAGAGAAGGTACGTTTGGCTACAATCTTGGGTACGTTCCAATCTACGCTGACTGATTTCAAATACCTGCGTAGTATCTGGAAGAAGAACACAGAGGAAGAACGTCTACTTGGCGTGTCGCTAACAGGCATCATGGACAATGAGTTGACTTCTGGTAGGTCTCCACATCTTGGCATGAATATAGGCCAGACGCTTGAAGCATTACGTGATGTAGCTGTTACTGCAAACAAAGCTATGGCAGACAGACTTGGTATCCCACAGTCAGCAGCTATCACATGTGTCAAGCCATCAGGTACAGTGTCACAGTTGGTGGACAGTGCATCAGGCATCCATGCCCGTCACAATCCGTACTACATTCGTACTGTTCGTGGCGATAACAAAGACCCGTTGACACAGTTTATGATGTCACAAGGTATTCCGGCAGAGCCAGATGTAATGAAGCCAGATAGCACAACCGTGTTTAGCTTCCCAATGAAGTCGCCTAACAATGCTGTAAATAGAACAACTATGTCGGCTATTGAACAGCTTGAGTTGTGGCTAAAGTATCAGCGTCACTGGTGTGAACACAAACCATCTGTAACAATCTCTGTGAAAGAGGAAGAGTGGATGGATGTAGGCTCTTGGGTGTATGAACACTTTGATGAGGTGTCAGGCATTAGCTTCCTGCCATTCAGTGAGCATACATATAAGCAAGCACCATATCAGGATTGTACAGAAGAGGAGTACAAAGAGATGAAGGCGCAGATGCCAGCATCAATTGATTGGTCAGCTTTGCAAGAGTTTGAGAAGGAAGATACTACATCAGGTGGCAGGGAGTTAGCTTGTACAGCAGGTGTCTGTGAAGTTGTTGACTTGACAGCAGCCTAGATATGTGGGAATACTGGTGTAAAGCAATGGGCAGCAAGGCATATGATGACAGTGCCAGAGCAAACAAGGTAGCTATACTGAGAACTGCTTGGGTTATTCTTCACGTGCTTGCTTGCCTAGCCATTATTCTGCACAATACGCAGAAGATGGGTTGGTGGTAAATGCTTGACGATACAGGACAGTTTACGTTACTATGGTGGCAATGGTGGTTACTAGCAATGGTCACTATCAATACAGGATTGAATGTGATAGTATTCTTCAAACACAGGTTCAAGAATAAGTGAGTAAGTTGGTATGGAAAAAGGCAGAGGGGTGGATACAATATGACCCACCCCAAAGCCACCCGTGTTATCAAGAGTGGATAAAATTAAAAGAGAAGGAGAAAGAAAATGAACTTGAGACAAGTACTGATTGATGCAGCACGTTCACATTTTGCTGGACATATCAATAAACATATTGCTAATATAGAAGTGTTGTTAAATAATCCTGTAGGTATCGGTGAGCATCAAGACATACAGGAATCAATTGAGATTGAGTTAGGTCACATAGCTGACTATCACGATAAGTTAGAAATGCTGACTAAGTTTTTTATGCAGAAGAAAGGAGAAGAGGATAATGCTGAACATACTGAAGAATAGTAAGGTAAATGTAGATAGCTACACAAATAAAGTTCCAGTTAAAGAGGATGGAGACACTTGGTACTACAGCCCTAGTGGATACCGTCAGCGTGTTTCTACACATGCCGCTAAGAATAAGAACAGGATGTTTGTCAATGGTAAGTACATACCTCAGACACATCCGTTACACAAACCCGGCAGGTACAAGTCATTGGATGATGCTTGGTCACACAATAAGATTGAGTCTGTTAATGAGGGTGAAGTCTACGCAATTGGAAACAGTGCGTGGCCTGAGTGGGTCAAGATTGGTAAGGCGGTTGATGCTGACGATAGACTGAATGGATACCAGACATCATCACCGTTTCGTGATTACTTTGTGATTACTAAAATCAAGACAGACAATCGACATGAAGCAGAAAGAAAGATGCACAGATTGTTTGAGAGTAAATCAACGGAACGAAACAATGAATGGTTTAAGATAACATCTAGCCAAACAAAGGATTTGTTCGATGGATTTAGAACAGCAAGCTAAACAATGGATGAAGGAGAAATATAAAGATATGGAAATGAATGAATACCAAATAAAGTCAGTAAAGTTTGCCATCTACCCAGCAACACACCGCATACTCTACCCTGCACTAGGACTTACAGGAGAGGCAGGTGAGGTAGCTAACAAGGTCAAGAAGTTCATCAGGGATGGAGCAGATAAAGAAGCATTTGAGGTAAAGAAAGTAGAGATTGCCTCAGAGATTGGTGACGTACTTTGGTACTGTGCCAACCTAGCTAATGACTTAGGCTTTACATTGTCAGAGATTGCACAGGAAAATTACAGCAAGCTAGCTGACAGGGAGAGGAGAGGTAAGATAGGTGGGGACGGAGATAATCGTTAGACATAAAAAGAGGGGGCTTAATTGCCCCCTTGGTTATTTAAACTTTTTCTTACGTTGTTTTCTTTTTTCTGC